GTTTAGAGGTTTTAAACACTTACACACACCAATTTGACCCGTATGGAGTGACTTGCACTGTAACTTTAGGTGAAAGTCACCTTTCTTGTCATACTTGGCCAGAAAAAAACTGTGTTGCATTCGATATTTTTACTTGTGGAGCGAAAAATCCACGTAGTGTTGCATGGTGGGTACTTAAATACTTTGATACTGATGATTATGTAATGAAAGATTATGCAAGATAGGGTATAAATAAATCTAAAAGCATTAATAATGGCGAAAAAACCAAAATCTCAAAGATTTAAGGATATAAGTTTGTCTTTTGACCCACATCCAGTGACAAAAGACTTACCAATTCTTGCAAATGAGAGGGCGATTGTTAGATCTGTACGAAATTTAGTTGAAACAATACCAACAGAGAGATTTTTTAATTCAAATTTAGGTTCAGATATAAGAGATATGCTCTTTGATAACTTCGCAGGGTCATCTGTAATGATTATTGAAGATATGATTCGTACAACAGTACGAAATTATGAACCAAGAGTTGGTGATATCGGTGTAGAAGTCGATATGATACCAGAATTAAATTCTGCTAGAGTAAAAGTGCTTTTTGATATCATAGGATTAGAAGCTCCTGTACAATCTTTTGATTTTATACTAGAACCAACGAGATAATATGCCCTTTACACAGTTTACAAATTTAGACTTTGATGAAATCAAAGCACAGATTAAAGATTTTCTTCGTTCAAACTCAAATTTTACTGATTTTGATTTTGAAGGTTCTAATTTTTCAGTTATAATTGACACTTTAGCATATAACACATATATTAATGCATTTAATGCTAACTTAGTTGCAAATGAATCATTCTTAGACTCTGCAACGATAAGAGAGAATGTAGTATCACTTGCAAGAAATATTGGTTATGTACCCCGTTCAAAAACAGCTGCAACAGCGACAATTAACATAGGTGATATAAACTTAGGTGCAACGAATGATAGCACTCCTAAGTTCCTTACACTTCGCACTGGACTAGTTTGTGTTGGAAGTGTTGCAAATACAACTTATCGTTTTTCAATACCAGAAGAGATAACATCATCAAGAGTAAGAGACATTGGTGGCACTTCTTTTGCACAATTTTTAAATCCAATCACTGTTCACGAGGGCACTGTTCTTCAAAGAGTGTATCGTGTTGATAATACAAAGGAGCAGAGATATATTATTGATAGTCCTAACATCGATAGTTCAACTTTAAGAGTATATGTAAAAGGTCCAACTGACATTGGACTTGGAAGAAAATATTCAATGGTTGATAATATTCTTAATGTTGATAAAAATTCAGAAATTTATCTTGCACAAGAAGTTCAAGATGAAAAATATGAAATAATGTTTGGTGATGGACTGTTTGGAAGAAAATTAGAAAATGGAACTATCATTACTGCTAAGTATCTTGTAACTGATGGAGAGGAAGGTAATGGTCCTGCTGAATTTAGTTTCCAAGGTTCATTCACGAAGAGTGATGGAACTCTCTTTACACCATCTGATAATGTAGTCATTACTACCATTCAGAACGCTTCTAATGGTGCAGAAGTAGAAGATGTATCTTCTATTAAATACTTCGCTCCAAGACTCTACTCAGCACAATACAGAGCAGTTACACCAAGAGATTACGAAGCAATAATACAAACAATTTTCCCTGCTACAGAGTCTGTTGCAGTTGTTGGTGGTGAAGAGTTAGACCCACCTCAATTTGGTAAAGTTCAAATTAGTATCAAACCCAAAAATGGTACATTTGTATCTGACTTTGACAAATCTCAAATCAAAAATAGATTAAAAAACTACGCTATTGCTGGTATCAATTCTGAAATTGTTGACTTGAAAATACTATTTGTGGAGATTGAAAGTAATGTTTACTACAATACAGCACAGATAGCTTCATCAGATCAATTGAAGACTGATATAGTTGGTGCTTTAAATGATTATGCAAATAATGTTGAGATTAATAAGTTTGGTGGAAGGTTTAAATTTAGTAAATTGAACACATTAATTGACCGTGTTGACAATGGAATCACTTCTAACATAACAAAAGTTATTGTCAGAAGAGATTTAAAAGCACTTTTAAATCAATTTGCTCAATATGAATTATGTTTTGGTAATCGTTTTTATATTAATCCAGCAGGGTATAATATAAAGAGCACAGGATTTACCATAAATGGTTTTTCACAAGTTGCTTATATAACTGATGTTCCAAATAAAAATACTTCTGGTAATTTAGATGGTAGTTTAAAAGGAACTCTCTCTGTTGTTACAAAGAATAATCAAGGTCAGCAAGTAGTTTTAATAAAGGATGCTGGTATGGTTGATTATAAAAAGGGTGAAGTAATATTAAATACGATCAATATCACATCAACTGTTAGTGAAAATAATATTATTGAGGTACAGGCATTCCCTGAATCAAATGATGTTGTTGGATTAAAAGATTTATATCTTAGTTTTGACGTATCGAAAAGCACAATAAATACTGTGAAGGACGTAATTGCATCAGGAGAAGATGTATCAGGAGTTGTATTCCAGAGAGATTACTACACATCAAGTTACTCTAACGGAGATTTAGAGAGGAAATAATTTATGCCACATATTGACAAAAGAATACAAGTCAATACAATTATTGAAAATCAATTACCCGATTTTGTGGTAGATGATTTTCCGAATGCTGTTGAGTTTTTAAAACAATATTATATTTCACAAGAATTTCAAGGTGGTCCTAGTGATATAATTCAAAATTTTGATCAATATTTAAAACCTGATAACTTAGTTCCAGAGATTGTTGTAGGTGTAACTACAATTACAGCAGGTATTTCTACTACAGATACAACTATTAATGTACCGAGCACAAATGGTTTCCCATCTGAATATGGATTACTTAAGATAGGTGATGAGATAATTTCTTATACAGGTATTACTTCGACATCATTTACAGGTTGTATTCGTGGATTTAGTGGTATTACAGGATATAATGTTGGAATATCATCTTCATTGCTAGAAATAAATCGTGAAAGTTTAAAGTTTGAACAAACAAGTGCAACTTCACACATTAGTGGTTCATCACTTCAAAATTTATCAGTATTATTCTTACAAGAATTTTTTAAGAAATTAAAAAAACAATTTTTACCAGGTTTAGAAAATAACGATTTTTCAGAAAAATTAGATGTAGGAAACTTTGTAAAGTTCTCTCGTTCTTTTTATCAGTCCAAAGGTATTGAAGAGTCAATTAAAATTTTATTTAAGGTATTATATGGTGTAGAGGCAAAGGTACTTGATTTAGAAGGAAACCTAATAAAACCCTCTGATGCTGAATTTATACGTCGTGAAGTTATTGTAGCTGACTTAATTACACCGTTAGGAGAACCTCAAAACTTAACTGGTCAAACAATATTCAAATCAACTGACTTAGATACAAATGCTTCGGTATCAGAAGTCGAAATACTTAAAAGAGAAGGAAAAGATTATTACAAGATATCTTTATTTGTTGGTTTTAGTGACCGTGATTTAATTGAAGGTGTATTTACAGTACCAGGTAAAACAAAGGTTGTTGGAGGGGCAGTGGCTGGTGCTACAGTCATAGATGTTGACTCGACTGTAGGATTTGGAACAACTGGAACTATTATAAGTGGTGCTAACTCAGAAATAAATTATACATCAAAATCAATTAATCAGTTCTTTGGATGCTCTGGTGTTGGTGTAGGAATCCAAACTGCTGCTGATTTACGTTCAGATGAAACAATATTTGGATATGAAAATGGAGATTTGAATAAAAGAATAGATTTAAGAATTACAGGTGTTCTATCTGAATTAGTTCCCATAACTGATATAAGTTTGATTAATGAAAATGAAAATTTGTTTGTTAAAAATATAGGTGAAAAAATAGAAAATGATGCTAATACTTATAAACAAATATTTGCAAATTCTTGGATTTATAATACATCTTCAAGATTTCAAGTAGAAATCTCAGGTTCTACCTTTAAATTACAAACAAAAATTGATAAGTCATCTTTAAAAGTCGGAGATAGATTTGAAATATTAGAAAGAAATGAACAAACTGTTGTTGGTGGTGGTACAGTTGGTAGTATTGATGTTACATTGAATCAAATCAATGCGACTAATATTGCTGGATTTACACCTGTACAGTTCCAAGAGTATGATATTCGTAGAGTGATTGAAAAAGTATCAAGTTCAGGAGTAACTCTTGCTCAAGGAAATAATGTTATAATTGCTGATACTTTATCAGTTTATGCTGATGGTAATACAGATGGTTATGTTGCATCAAACTCTTTGCCAAGTTATGATATTAAAACTAATATAGTTGAAGAAGTTTTAGTTGGAAGCACTGATGCAGGACTGGAAGGATTTAATCCATTAAATCAAAGATATAGTTTTATAAAGTTTACACCTCCACCAGGTCAAGATATTAAATTTATTCAAGGTGATCCTGTTGTATATCAACCAAGTGGTGGTAGTTTGATAGGTTTAGATACTGGTAGAACTTATTATGTTGATCCTGTCATACCAGGACCAAACCAAAATGTCTCTCAGATTAAATTATATAATTCAACTGCACAAATAGGAACTGCAAGCACTGTACAAGTTGGTCCAACTACATCTACTACAGATACACATAGTTTTGTATTACAGAGACACGCAAGTAGAGTTCTTGAAGCAGATGGTGTTTTAAAGAAAATACCACTATCACAAAACTTATTTGTACCTTCAAAATTAGAAACACCTGTAAATGATATTGGTATTCTAATAAATGGTGTCAACGTACGTTCTCCTATTTCCGATAATCAGATTTTCTTTGGTTCTCTTGAATCTGTAGACTTACTTAATGGTGGAAGTGGTTATGATGTAATCAAACCACCAATCATAGGTATTGAAACAAGTAGTGGTGGAGTTGGTGCGGCTTGTGAACCAATTGTTCAGGGAACTGTAAAAGAAGTATTTGTAGACCCTCAAGAGTTTGATATTGATCAAGTTCAAAGCATTTCACTTACTGGTGGAAATGGTAGTGGATGTGTTTTGCAACCAATACTAGGAACAAGAAACAGAAAACTTAGTTTTGATAGTAGAGATATATTTTTCAACGGTGGTGTTGATATAATAAATGAGACAATAACATTTAAGAGTGAGCATAATTTAACAGATGGACAATTAATTTATTATGATTCAAATGACCAACAACCAATAGGTATTGGAACAGCATATGATCTTGAGAATAAAATATCTGATACTTTATCAGATGGTGCTCCTTACTTTGTTAGATCTGTTAATCCAACAACCGTTCGTTTATTTAATAATAGAGTTGACGCTTTATTCGGAACAGCAGGTATCAATACAATAGGTTTATCTACAGACACTGCTGCCAGTGGTATTCATCAATTTAGAACTGAGAATAGAAATACACTCGTCGCTGTTAAAGTTTTGGAAGAAGGTTCTGGATACACTCATCGTAAGTTAAGAGTTAAACCTGCTGGCATATCAACATCATTAAACGTAGTAACATTTAAAAATCATGGATTCCAAAGCGGTGAAGTAGTTGAATACACAGCAGAAACAACTGCAATACAAGGGATGTCAACTACATCATCT